ATATCAAAATAATTTAGTATTCCAAGACATGTAGCAACAATTAAAAATAAAAAGTTTAGCATTATAATTTCCCTTGTGAATGAAGAGCTAATAATACTATACAGGCTAAAATTGTCAAGCCTAAAATAAATAAAGATGCAATAAGAAAAACTTCAAAGTGATGTTTCAGTTTTTTCTTACGGGCAATTTCTTCTTCTCTACGTGCTATTCTTGCTTTTGCCTGAAACCTTTGCCAATCGTGCCAGAGGCCCGGACGACCTGCGTATATCATAATCTGTTTTAATTGCTCTTCTTGTTCACGTATCTGTTCAAGAGCCATAAACTCTTCTAGGTCAGAGCCGCCACCTTTTTTAGTAGCTTTCTTTTGAAGATCTTCTTTTGCACCTACAAACTTAGCGATTGCACTGCCAGCTTTAGCTATATCGCCAGAATGCTGCACAGCCTGTTTTATAACGCTAAATGCGGCATTAGCCGCTGCAAGTTCTGCAAGCATTAGTATACCCTCGTATCTTTATCTACTAGTTTTGGTAAGCAATAAGCAGTTATTTTTTTCCCCTGCTTATGTAGTGTTTGTGCGTACCACACACATTCGTTTAAGTTACGAAAGTACATGTCTTTGCTAATCAGTCTCTCGTTCTCTCCGAATCCAACGTAGACGAACAGGAGAAAAACGTGAATCATAATTAATTGCGGTAACCGCCCCCTGCTTTTTTATAGGCTTGAGCTAACATCTGAGCTTTTCTTGCCGACCATTGTCCCGGAGCACCGCCCTTGCCACCAGCCTTAATACGATTAAAAATACGTTTACGAAGCTCTGGCTTTGTGTAGTTACCAGCTTTGTTGACAGTAGATTTAGACTTGGGGCGTCCACCACTGGACAACCCCTTGCCTTTACGAGTATAAGAACCCTTACCTTTTTTCGGTTTTACAATTTTCAAACCGTATCTCCGTTTGCTAAGAGACTTAGCTGCTGGGTTTTTTGTTGGCATTGTAAACTCCTGTTAGTTTTTAGGACGACGAGCCGCTCCAAAACCTTTGACCTGACGAGCAACCTTGCCACCTTTATTAAAAAGTTTCATATCTTTTGGTTTTTTATAAATACGACTTGCAGGTTTGCCTGTCATCCCCGGTGTTTTTTTAGGTTTATAAGTTTTAATTCTAGGTTTAGCATTTGTCATAGGCGATTTAGGTGCCTTATAAATTTTAGACCTTGCTCTTGTTGTTGGTTTACTCATAAAATCTTTACCAAGTTTACCGCCAGCCTTTTTATTAGTAGCCAGACGTTTTCTTTTAGCAGCGTCATAAGCAGCTTTTCCACCTACAATATCACCTTGAAGTCCTTTAAGAGCACGTTTTGCTGCTGCAGAACCTGTGCCACCATACATTTTCATAAGTGCTTTACGTTCTTCTGCATTGCTTGGAAAGATATTACCCTTTGGACCAAAGCCTACATTTTTACCTGCGCTTACTGGACGACCTTTGGGATCAATCTTTTTAGTATCAGGTGTTTTTTTAGGACGACCTTTGGGATCAATTTTTTTAGTGTTAGGAGTACGTGCTGGCTTTTTAGGTTTAGGCATAGGCTTTGGAATTGGACCAGCTTGTGATTCTTCAATTCCTCTACCTCCTTCTTCAATATTCTTTAAAATTTTATCTAGAATAGCTGCTTGCCGTGCTGCTGCACCTGCTTGTTCTCCACGATTTGGACGCACCCTTTCACGAGGAGGTCTTTGAGGAGGACGCTGGCCCGGACGAGGAGGAGTCGTACTCGGAGGACGACCACTACCCCCACCACCTGTTCGTGCAGGAGGCTTTGGTTTAGGCGTTGGAACAGGTACACGTGGTTTAGATGTTGGAACAGGTACACGTGGTTTAGGTGTTGGAACAGGTACAGTTTGGCTTCTTTTTGCAGGAGGCTTTGGCCGTGGAACAACAGCTTTTCGATCACCCATACCTTTAGGCTTTGCACGTTGACCACTTTTAACAAGCTCACCAATAGGAGTTTTACCACGAGAAATAGTACGAGCCGCTCCACCTGCAGCACCGGGCATAGCCTGAATAACATCAGGAATACGTTGACCCTGAGTCCTACCACCAGTTACCGGACCCTGTGGTACAATTTTTGCTCCACCTTGAATTTCTTTAATTGCATCTTGAGGCTTGGTAATTTTTTTAACTTTGCCACCGGGCTTTTGAGTAAAGATTGATCCAAAGTCATCAATCATTTTACTGATAGCTTCACCAATTTCTTTACCGACTGAACGGAGAGGCGACGGACCTTTGCCTTTAATAGGAAGTTTAGCCATTATTTTTTACCTTTCATTGCTTTTCCATAACCCCGCATAGCTTTACCGCAACCTCGTGGGGCTTTTGATACTTTACCACCTTGGCTCATTAGGCCAAGACCTTGAAGGATTCCACTACCCAACTCAAATGCTCCATATCCAAGAGCATTATCAAGAATAAAACGACCTGCTCGTTTAGCACCACGTTTTGCTTTTGATACTTTACCACCTTTTTCATATTTAGCTGCAAGCTGTGGGTCCATTTTTTGCTGTACTTTTTCTGGAAGTTTAGAAAATCCTTTATATTCAGGCGGCGTAACTTTACCACCAGCACGACGTACTGTAGTCGTACCAATACGAGTTGGTGAAGACTCAAAACCCTTACGACCAGACTCTTTCTTTTTCTGCTCAATAGTTTTCATTGCAGTTTGTTTGATCTTTTTAATACGACGCTTTGCTTCTGATGCAGTCAAAAGTCCTTGACGACGACGCTTTTCAACAAGCTCAATTCGATCACGAATATCTTTACCTGCTTCTTTCATTACTTCTTTTTGATTTTTAAAGTAACGAGTTTCCCTAGCCGAAAGTTTTTGACGACGTTTCATTTCGCCAAAGGTTGTAGGCTCACCACCCTTTGTAGCACGGCGACGACGCTCAGATGGTTTGATTGTTTTTACCCTCGTACCCCTTGGTCCCTCACCGGCAGCTTCTCGAATCATAGAAGCTGGGGGTGCAAACTTACCAGTTGCTTTGGCTTCAAACTTTCCAGTGCTTTTATTCTTTACAATTCTAACCTGACCTGTTGAAACAAGACGGCGAATTTGAGCACGAGAATAATCTTTAAGTCTAGGAGGAACTTGAATTTTTGAAGGCAAAACTGTATTTGGACCTTCTTCATAAGCTCCTTTAGCTGTTGGTCCAGACGGAGGAGTCTTTGTAGGAATACGAGATGGAATAGGTTTAGCTTGAGGCTTACCTTCCATTTTCATTTCTTTTCGAACCTGTGTTACAAGATTACGAAGCTCTTTTGCTTTTTCCGGTGCCATTCCTTTAAGGCTCATGCGTGTATCTTTACGCTTAGCAGTTCCCGGTTTTTGCGCCATCTTCTTTTTAGCTGGCGTAGCGGATGCTGCCTTTTTCTTTGCACGAGTTGCCGCAGCTTTTTGCTGCTTTGTAGGACGACCTTTTTTAGCTGCTTTCTTTTTAGGCGCAGCTTTTTTCGGTGCTGCTTTTTTAGCTGCCGTCTTTCCTGCTTTTTTTGCTAGTTCTTCGGCAGAAACTTCTACAAGTTTTCCTGCCACCATTTTAAAAAGACCCATTAGTTACTCCCTAATACTACTGGATTATCTGCTCCTGCCGGACTTGCAGGTGCTTCCATATCGTCACGCCGTGTTCTACGAGCTTGGTTACGAAGGGACTGTACTGCTTCATTGTAGCGTCCTTCAAACAGCGAGACAAGTTCAAAGTTTTTCATAAATACCATTGCTTCAATCATCGAAGCATTAAACAACGCATCATAACAAAAGTCAGAAAAATAATTATTAGGCGTTGTTGAAGCAAGTGTGGTAGGTCTAGAGATAAATGCAAACTCTCCATTGAGCGTAGATACAGGAGTAGGTGCCACAATAACAGTGGTGTTATTCCTCCGTGCATAGTACTCAGGAGTTCCAGTGCTTGCGCTTACTGGCCAGTAATCACGAATATATTCGTCTGTCCGTTGAAGAAGATTAATTCTTGTGCCATTAGAAACAACATTAAAGTTCTTGACAACTCGTGTTCCAGATGGTAGAGTAATCAAATTAACGCCAGAAGATACTGCAACCGACGTATAGCTAACCAGCCCGTAATCATCAAGATCACGAGTCAAACGCTCTTCAGCCCTATTCACGATTTTTGGAATATAAGTTAGGAAATCTGAAGAATCGTTTTCTGTAGCCTGAATAATGTCGTCTACAAGATACGTATAATTAGCCATAGTAAACAGCTACAGTTGCTGCAGAAGTCGGAGCCGATACTTTTACAGGCCCAACTACCTTAACACCAAAATCAGGAATATAAATATCTCCTGCATCAACAGCCGTAGTTCCTACAAACTTAATTTGATTTCCATTTACATTACCCTCTGCATCAGTATCTTTACCTTCAATTAGAAAAGTACCAACGCCAGAGTATGTAACACCCTTAATTCGGGTGTTAGCAACGGTAACACTGGTGGTTACATCAAGCACAGCACCACTGCCCGTCACAAAACCTTGACGAATATTACTAGCCATTTTTACCTCTATTGTTAGTTAATTAGTTTTTGACTGTGCCTATATTATACACAAAAAAAGAGGGATACGAAAGTACCCCTCTTCTTTTTATTTTACTTTACTAAGATTTAATCTTAGCTGGAGCCAGAGGCACCATAGAAACCACGCCAGTCAGAGAAACCGAAGCTATAACGCTCACGGGCCTTGAAGCGGAGGTTGCCAGTATCGAAGTCAGGCTCCATCTTCGTTTGAAGCGGAGCACGGACAAACATCTTCGTACCATTCGGACAATCAGTCTTGAGGAACCAAGCATTGGTATCCGTAAAGCGACGATTCACAAAGAAACCGCCCGGAACCAGACCTTGGTTACGAATGGAGTTAATGTCATTGACGTTAGTCGCACCGTTTGCAGCGGTAGTCGGGTTAACGCCAATAGTCGTGGACATCGTGCTGTTCAGGATTTGATCGGCAGTAAATGCCAGATCAGCCGGAATGTGCAGCGACTCTGCTTGGAGACCAATCAGAATACCACGATCATCTTTTGCCTTCGAAATAGTAATCAGAGCCGATTCCAACGAAGCTTCCGAAAGGTCGGTAGCGCCGAGGTTGTTCGACTGGTTACCGTCACCGATGGTTGGGTGCGACGACGAAAAGAACGGTTGACCGTCACCACCAGCATACGAAGAGTTAAAGCCGTTGTTGAAAACATCAGCAGCTTTAACTTGCTTGGTGTTAGCCATTGCACGGGCCAGACCACGAGCGCGGAGCTTTGCGAAGGTATCGTAAAGATTATCTTCCATAGCTTCTTCGGTCACTGCAAATGCGAGTGCCACAGTTT